TATATCTGGTTTAATACCATTAGAAATTAATTTTCTTAAATATTGTCTAATATGTGGTATTGTAGTACCATCACTAGGCATTTTTTTAAGTATTAAATTTCCTGGTGAATTTTGGAAATTAGATAATCTACTGTGTACTTCTTCACTTCTTTCACTCAATTCACTTAGAGGAATTTCAGTAAAACATGTAAAGTGTTTTCTTTGGATTACCTGAACATTATCTTCAAAGAAAATCTGTACAACATTCTTTCCCATTTGGTATGCCGTATTCGCCATTCTAGTCATTAATGTAGTTTTACCAACCCCAAATGCTGCTAAAATAACACCTAACTCACCTTTAGAAAGTCCACCACCCATTAAGTTATCTATACCAGTTAAACCCGTAGGAATAGGATTCCTAAAATCATCAGATAAAACGTCTTCAATTGAATGAAAAATATCAACACCATCGTCTTTTTCCGAACCAACAGATATCGCTTGTTTAACTATTTCCTCACACTCATCATATCTATCAAAATCTCCACTATCTAAAATCTTTTGGATTTTTTGTGTAGCCTTCTTAAGCTCTTGTTGCTTGCAGAACCTAATGGCAACGTCTTGTGTGTGTAAACAATCTTTATTATCTGTATTTTTAACCTCTTTAATTAACTCGAATGCGGATTCTCTAGTTATTTCTCTTCTTACATCGGTTTTGATGAGGTTAAAAATTGTTTCGTAAGACGGTATGGTTTCGTATTTTTCGTAGTAGTTCTTAATACTAGCAACAATTAATCTCATATATTCATTATCAAAATAATTTGGATCTACTATTTCAATAATACTCTCAGAAAATTTCTGATCTTCTATTAATTGTTTTACTAATTTTAATTGGAAACTGTACCCTAAATACCCCAAATTCGAACTTTCATTTTTCGCCATAACGTTTACTAGATTTAGTTATTAATAAATATCTCTGATAAGTCATAATCGCAATAATTTTTAATATATTTTTTCTGACTTAATCCATTTTGTATAATATCGATGATTTTAGGTATAATTTTTCTTATATCTACATCATATCTTACTTTTGGTGGGTAATCATTACCCGTAAAAATTCTTTCTACCACTACTTTATTATTTACCTTTATTTGGAATGTGAAAAAATCTTCATTTTCGTAAATGTCTTTAGTTTCATACTCTTCATTCGATTCATTAAAGAAATTATAATACTTATAAAGGTATTCATATGTGTTGTTTTTAAAGTGATTTCTAATAACTTCAACAACATCATCTACTGTTTCTTTTAATTCTATTGAACCTAAACTTTCTTTATTATAATTTTTTATTTGAAAGTTTCTACCCACAATTGGATTTCCGTTAATCATAAATAAAAATTCATACGGATAACTTTGATAACTCTTTTTCATAATTCCACTCATTTTAAACTATTGTAATACTTTTTTTCTTTTTTTATTAATGATAAAAATGGTTGTAAAAAATTTATATACCCTTCTCTTCCTCCTGGTATCGCCATCATTAAACCATCTTCCATCATCATTTTAATAACATTTTTTATTTCTCTCCCTTCAGGATCTATTGTTGTTGACATTAAATAATCTATATCTGATTTAGTGTTTTCTGTCAATAAAGGTTTACTTAAATCTATTAATTTTTCGTTTATTTCAAATATCCTTTCTTTTTGAATACCTTTTGTAACTTTATTAACTATATTATCTAAACTTTTAAGGTTATTTTTTCTGTCTTTTTGAATATCTTTAATTTTAGTGAAAATATATTCTAAAGTCAAAGTTTTTTCTTTAATTTCTGGAAAAAACTTTAAAAGTGTTTTTTCACTTATACCTGTTATACCTTTGATATTATCACTAGTGTCTCCAGAAATAATTTTGATTAATTTTAAATTAGAATAATGGTGATTAAAATAATCTAAATAATTATCTTTTGTGATTATCTTTTTTAAATTAATTAGGTATATACCTACTCTCTCACCTATAAGTTGACACATATCTCTGTCATTAGTCATTATAACAACTTTTTCATCTTCAGATATGTTTTTTATATAATAACCAATTAGATCATCCGCCTCAACTATATCGTCACTATATTGTCTTATGAATAATTCCTCACAATAAAATTTAACTCTTTCTTTTTGTAGATACAATTCTATTTCTGAAGGTGGTTGATCATTATAAAAATCTTTATCTCTATTAGATTTATAATCTTTATAAATTTCATACCTCATTCTACCACTAAATTGACCATCCCAAAAAACATATACTTTGTCAAATTTATACTCATTAATCATTTTTCTAACCATAGTAATAAATTGAAAAATACCGCCTATATGAGTCTCTTTATGATATAAATCTTTTGCCCCATGATAGGCGGTTTTAATCAACGAATCGCCATCAACAATTAAAGTTTTTTGAAATTTTTTAGTCTTTCTATTTGGAATCTTCACAAACCATTATTTAATGGTTAAACAATCAATCATCAGAATAATCAACAGGAGACTCAATGAAGTTTTCTTCAACTACTTCAAAATTAGATTCATCCTCAAATCCACCAAAAACTTCGGCCCAATAATCTTTATTTTCAGATTTATAATCATCAATAGATTTTTTATCATCCTCAATAAATCCGTGTGTTGTAGCCAAAATTTTATTATCCGCATAACCCAAACCATTCATATGGTTTTTATGGATACCAACCTTTGTTCTTATTGCAAAATTAACTTTTCTACCTTTATTGGTTGCAGATAATTTTGATACACCAGAACTTTTTTGATTTCCAAATAAGAATACCAATGCACAAGAAAGATATATAGAATTACCTCCTTTTGGTTGGATTGTAGGTTGTCCGAAAGGATTATCAGGTAGAGCTACCCAAGGCTGATTTACAAAAATCATAGTATTAGTGTATGGATAACTTTCTTTCCTTGAAGAAGTAATTCTTTGTGCCAATCCCATTCCCCATTTTTCTGAAATTACTCTAGCAGTATGTTGATTACCTCCTTTACCTTCAAAACTCATTTGACAAGGTATTGTACCAATGGAATCCCACAAAAATACTATATCATATGGTATCTCACCGTTTTTTTGTGCATCTAAAATTTCTGTTACATAATCAAATGCTTGTTCAATATAATCAAAACCTAATTTATATAACAAAAATCCATCCCAATATGCACTAACTTCTCCAGTTTTTTCATCAACTTCTTCAATATATTCAGTTTCTAAACCCATTTGTTTAGCGTGTTCAAAACTAAATTTTTGTTCAGTAATTATAAAAACAGGTAATACGTTTTTTTTCTGAGCATCAACCGCAGTTTTAATAAGTGCAGTTGTTTTACCAGTATCAGAATGTCCTAAAAGCATATTGATTTGTCCCATAGCTGGACCTGGTAATCCAGTAGACTTTTGGAAAGCTTCCCCTATATCAAAATACTTTTGTTCTTTGTATTTATCACTAGAGGAAAACTTTTTTCTGATTGATGAAAAATCAGAAGCTTTTTTCTTTATAGGTGTCTTAGCCATATTTTTTTATTAAAATGGTAATTCATCATCATCATCATCATCACTATCTAAACTAGTAGATTCAAAATCATCATCATCATCTTCTGGTTCAACTATAGAATCATTTTTAGACTGTTTAAAAGATTCTGTCTTCATCATATTAATTTCTTCAGATAATGACGCAGTTTCTTTTTCTTCCTTATCTTCTTCAGCAACAAATTTACTTTGTTCAGAATCCCAAATAGGTGTTTTGTTAGTTGCAACAATTTCTAAATATTCTTGACTCTTTTTAGAGTATACATCTTTATGTGTCTCAGAATTATTAAACCAATCATTAGCCTTTTCTTTATCCGTAGTAAGAATAGAAATATCATCAGCCATAATAGAATTTACAACACTAAAATTTTTGTCATTTCTACCTGTAGTAATAATAATATCTCTACCTTCTCTAGGGTCAGTAACATCACCTTTTAATTTAAACAAAGGAATGATTTTATCCATAATACCGTCACCAGTATATTTATGTTTAAATCTCCAAAATTTAACCCCATCGTCTTCGTTGTCTCTATCTATACCTTTTACAACATAGAATTTTCTAGCAACAAATTCTTTTGCTAATTTCTTAGCTCTTTCAGAACCATCTTCATATAAAGCGTCCTTAGCTTCACAAAGTGGGCAATGTTCACCATCATTTAAATGGTTACAATAGATTTTTTCCCATTTACCGTTAACTTGTTTTTCATGATAATAAACCTCAGTAAAAGGGCTACCACCATCTTTGTTAGGTAAAATTCTAAATCTTTTAGTTTGATTTTTAACTCCTTTCGGAAGTTTTTCGCTGAAATACTTTTTAAGTCTGTCTTCGTTAGACAACTTAGTAGTACTTTTTTTTACTTCAGTATTTTTTTCATACTGAGATAAAATAGCATCTAAAGTTTTACTCATTTTTTTATTTTTTAAAGTTAATAATACACAATTATAAGTATTTTTTACTTTAAAGTCAATATGGGTAACAAAAAAAAACCCCACTTTGTTAGTGAGGCTCTATTTTTAAAAAATATTTTTTTATTATTCTTTTTCTTTAGTATCATTAAAAGAAGCTCTTATTTGTTTAACATCAAAATTATCTACATCACTTTGTTTCAAAATATATTCTTCTTCATTATCTTCTTTTGCTTCATAACCTTCTTTATCTTCCCAAAAGTCAGTTAATTTAACACTATATGGAAATGAACTTAAAGATCTCATCTCTAACCTTTCAACAGGAGTTGGGTTTCTTCTTTCTATTTCTTTTTCTAAATCTTCAATTTTATTAATAACTTTATCCATTCCAGAAACTTGACCTTCTAATTCAGATAATTTAGCTAATAATTCTTCCATTTTTGAACCTACCTCTTCAACAGAAGTTTTAGTTGCTTCTGTATTATCTACTATATCAGTAACATCTACTTCAACAGTATCTTCATCACCAGTTTCCGCATCAGCAAATTCATCTTCTATTTCAACATCACCTTCTGTATCGGTTGTATCTGTTTCTGTATCACCAGTTGTAGGTTTTTCTGTATCACCAGTAGTTGGTTCTTCATCTGTAGGTGTTTC